GTTGTCTTCAGTCCAGAAATAGTAGATAACAGTTCCCGGTCGGGAAAGGGACTCTTGGACGACTGGTAGCTCTCGACCCACCAGCGGGGCAAATCGCTTTTCAATGGTACGAGTCTTCCCGAGGATGTCCTGTACCAGAGGTGTCCAGCCTGTGAGAGTAGTAAACGTGAGGATGATGCGTCCATGGAAGTCGGTCGTCCGGTACTGGAGCGTTTCAAACATCTTCTGGGGACACTCCTCGTCGCACCAGATCAAGTGGGCGCGGTAGCCCTCCGCTACTTGTGCATCAGCTTGGTAACTGCGGTAGTTACTAAACTTAATACTGCCACCACGACGGAAACCATTAACAGGAGGCAGGATACAAATGTTGTCAGTAAAACCGTTCTTCTGGGAATACTGGACACTGTGGTTCAACCCTTTCTTGGTAGGTAAGTTACGGATGCCTTGCGGTAAAGCATCCCAGACCATGCGCTGCTGGTCCTCGATGCTCCGGTCCTCGTTGACATGGTAGGCGCGGACCTCGGCGCCGGGTATGGTACCAGCGGCCCACACGCATAACCTGCTGGCTATCATCGATTTGGAACTGCGATTTCCGCCTAGTATGATGTGGTTGGTGTATTTTCCCCAGTTGTTCATCACCGTCTGCCATGAGGGGAGAATCCAGCCTGCGCCGACGGGGTTTTCCAACGCCTCCTTGTTCCGCTGCTCCCGAAACGCGAGGTAGTTTGCCAGCTTTTCGTGCGGCCAGCTCATCAACTCGGCGTCCGGTGGGTTTGGAATCCACGGAATGCCAAAATCGGGGCGAAAGTCGTCTGCGTAGTAACGATCAGCGAGCTGCATGGCGCTTTTTCATCTTAATCGCGTAGGTCAGGCGGCTGGACTCCAGTTGCGACCACGGAATCAGCCCCTGGCCGTCAATGTTCAGCCCTTCCGGCTCGGCGTAGACGCTCAAACGTGCGTATTCCCGTACGCCTTCCACATCCGGCTCGATCAACCACTCGTCCACGGCTCGTTTTGTGATCATGCCGCCTATCTGACAGTCATCTGACGGTCAGACAACGCGCTTAACGTCCGATACATCAGGTATTAGGTCCTCTAATAACCGATACATGGGACACGTTTGAGGTTCCATGCGCTGCAACTGTGGTTTTCCTACCCGCCCATGGCCCAAAAACGCATCCTAATCGGCACACCGCTCAAGGGAGACATCCCCAAGTCGTACTTTCGCACCAGCCTGCAAATGGCGACGGCGCATGTACCCGAGGTAAAGCTGGATTGGATACTGCTGGACGGGCCTGCGGTGCAGATCGCACGCAACGAGATCGCGGCGTATGCCGTGGAGCAGAAGTTCGACGAGCTGATCTTCTGGGACAAGGACGTCCTAGCCATGCGGAATGGCGAGGATGTCACTGGAAGCGCCCTTATGCGGCTGATCGGGCATGACCGCGACATCGTGACGGCAGTTTACTCCACGCGCTCCTTGGAAACGCATTGGCATGTCCAGCCCATCAAGGGCGAGGAGGCCGATGAGTCGGGATTGCAGCGGGTCGAGCGGGCCAGCATCGGTTTCTGCAAGATTAAGGTTCCCGTGTTCAAGAAAATTGCGGCGCAAAATCCTGATCGCGTCGCCGTTTTGACGGACCCCAACAAGCCGCCACGGACGATTCCAGAGCTGTTCCCGATGGAGCTACGCGGGAAGAATCTGCCGGGGTATCGCTTGCAGCAGATCTGGCAGGCGTTGTCCGAGGTGAAGAACGACTCTGTGCTCCGCGCACGGATTGAGCGCGAACTGACAATCCGCTACGACGAACCCAACGCCTACATCTCCGAGGACTACGGATTCTGCGACCTGGCACGGGCGGCGGGCTACGACATCTGGATGGATACGCTGATGGTGTTGGGCCACCAAGCGTCCGTCGTGGTTCCGATCGAGAGCGCCAAACTGCTGGAGATGCTGTCCGAGCCGTGGCGCAAGGAAGAGCTGGCGATCATCAAGCAGCAGATGCTGGAGGCGCAGGCGGCGAAGAAGAAATGACCTTCATCAAATTCCCATGCGGTGATCTGGAGCCCGTCACAGTCATCAAGTACGATGGCCACCAAGTGTGCGTAAACATGCCGTTTGGCCTGTTTTGGACGGACAGGGATCGCGTGTGGATGTGTCCATGAAAGTGGGCAGACTTACCAATACGGAAGAGGCGCGGAGGCTGGGTAAGCGCGTGCGCGAGTTGTACTTTGAACGCGGCCGGCTGGAGCGGGAGGTGGCTGCCGAGCTAGGCATCAGCCGCAGCCAAGTTCAGTACTTCAAGAACAGACAAAAACGATGAATGCCTCAATGAAGGTACTAACACCAGAGCAGAAGTGGCACGCCGGCCGTCAGGCTGATGCGTTCTTCGGGCTACTGGACCAGTACAACGAACTACTGGAGCGGTATAACAAACTCAAAGCGGACTATGACCGACACACCAAGAACGGACGAAGCCGTAAAGCAGATCCTGCAAACCAGCCAGCATGAGCGGGTGAAGGCGGACTTTGCCCGTGAGCTGGAACGGGAGGTTGTCCGTTTAACTCGCGTTGCAGAGAAACTCCGCGAAGCGGGAAAGCGTGAAATCGAGCTGCTGAATAAGCTGCAAAGCTGTCAGCGCGATCTTAACCAGCTAGTTTCGCCGCCACGGGTTTACTGACGTCGATGTCGTTGGGGTTGGGCAGCTCCACAGGGGCGGCCTGAATCGTCGGCACGGGGGCTTTCCCGCTTAACCGTGCCACGATCTCCTCCTTGCTCAAGCTCCCGTAGTTGTTGACTTGGATGTTCACGTTGGCGCCCTGCGTCGCGTTCAGCCCGGCCAGCCGTTGCCGCTTATCAATCGCCACGGCCAAGTTGAACCCGAGGCTGTTAAGTGGAGTGTCCTCCACGGTATCCAGCATCCGGTCCACGATGCGGTCAGCCAGGTTGTCCAGCTTACCAATGAGTCTTTGGTTGAATTCTTCCACGGTGATTCCCACGATTCGTTGAAATAGTCGTTTGTCCTCCTCGGTCACATACCCGAGTCGAGGGTGCTTCTTCAGCCCTAGCCCCCGTCCCTCCAACGTAGCCACCGCCAGATCGTTGACGAGCTTTTGCGGTGAGTACGTCGTCCGGCCATGGCTGCCATCCGTTTTGATTCCTTCGGGCATGGCGCCTACCGACCCTGCCCATTAGCCCACATGGCCGCCTCCGCCCTGATCCGGGCGATGTAGTCATCCGCTGACTCCTGCTTACGCGGGTAGTCCGGCTCCTCCCGTTGGAACTGCGGCAGGATAGCCGTAGTTACTGCATCCCTAGGGAAGTATGCCTCTAGCGTTCGCCGTTCGGGAATAGCGGCGGGAACGGCATTGGGCAGCGGTTCTGGTGCGGGTGGCGGCTGCACAGGTCGTTCCTCCGCTGGTTCATTCACATCCAGCCGTTTCACCACTTCATACTCCGCATCCGTGTCATCCCCGCTCCCCCAGATCTTCCGCACCAGCACCCGTTCCCCCCGGATCAACCCACTCCGAAACATCCAATTCCCCACCTTCGTCCACAGCTCCCGCCCATCCTCCCCCACCACCCTCAACTCATTGTACTGCCGATTCCGACACCCCTTCCCCACAATCCCCTCCCCAACCTTCGGCCACATTGAAGCAAATCTACTAGCCCCATTACAAATAGTGTTGACTTTTTCGCTATCTCCCTCCGACTCCCCCGTAGGGGGAGTGACAGTGGGAGTGTAAGCAGCTTTAGCTGCCAAACGAGTGAGGTCAGCTTCCACTGCCAGCGGCACAGCACGGGCCGTAGCTAACGGACTGCACTGCGAATTTTGAACTGCGGGGGTGGTTTTATCCCAATTACTCCGCCCGTGGCGCTGTTGACCCCCCTCCCCCCCTGTGGTCGCCGTAGGCGTGGCAGGGGCCAACGGGTTGCCGGTGGCCGTGTCGGCCGTTGGCACCGTTGGCACGGTGGCACCGTACCGGTGCAAACCGTGCTTGCGGTGAAACTCGGCCGCATCGGCCAGGGCACCGGCACGGGTTAACCGGTTAAACCAATTTAGCCAACCGGCAATTTGCTTCCGGCTAGGCCGGCCGGCTTTACGATCCGTCCGTGCCCAACGTGGCCGTTTGTTGGCCGTTTGTGAGGGTTTACCGGGACTTGGCTGGCCGAGTGGAGCGGGTTGGGAAGAATCCATTTGCCGGGGTAAAATTGCAAATGCGGGTTGCCGGCAAGCTAATAGCACCGGAAGGAATGCTTATAGGTGGCCACAGTGATGTCAATTACCTTGTAAGGGAATGGGGAAGCGGGTTGGGTGGCTGTGCATGAAACACTACTACTCACAAACGGACAAACGGAACGTGGCGCAAACGGTGGCCGATGAATTGGCCGAGCAAGCCGGCGAGGGTTGGGTTGGCAAAGTTTGTTGGAATGCAGACGTGGCCGGCGTTTGGGAAATCACCCTGATTAAGGAAACCGTGCGCATGATGTCCGGCTACCCGTACGCCGAGCAGGAATGCCGCATTGCTTGGATCGACCTAGGGTTTTGAACCATGAAACGCACCCTTGAAACCCTGGCCGCGCTGGCCGTTTGGTTGGCGCTTTGTTCTCTACTCGCCGTCGTGGCGCTCGGCTTCTTCGGCTTTTTTGACTGATTCAACCCGCAACCCATATGACAAACGACACACACAAACAGTTAGAAGACGCGCAAACGGTTATTCAAGTTTACCGTGACGCGTTGGCATCGGCTAAAACCGAAGTTGAAAGGCTGAAGGAATGCCTCGCGATTCTCCGGGCGGAAAACCCGCAACCGAAGCGCCGGCAACGGAAAACCCTCCAAACGTTCTTGCGAACGTATTAAAACGCACACCCAACCCGTTTCCAACCCGTAAACCAACCCGTTCAAATGCACTCCAACCCGTTCCTAAGAAGCGCCGGCAACCCGTCCGGCTTTATCCTTTACCGTGGCACCGTCGGCCAGGGTCCGTTTGCGGCCGGCGAACCGTTCGTGGCCGTGGCAACCTTGGAAACCGACAACCGGAAAACCGGCGACATGGTCCAAGTTTGGTTCCTATTGGAACGCATCAACCCGGTTGCGGCCGTGGCGCAGCGCATTGACGCTCGCACGATTTGCCGGGGTTGTCCGTTTGCCGGTGGCCAGGGTTGTTACGTGAACGTCGGCCAGGCACCGCTCGCCGTTTGGAATACGTTCCACCGTGGCAACTATCCAACCCTTGCACCGGCTGATTTCCGCCACGTTTTCAGCAACCGCAAAGTAAGGTTTGGCGCGTAC